ATAAAGTTAAAGTATCTAATGTTATTGCTGGTGTTCCCTCATTATCTTCTGTTTTAAAAGTATTTGTAAAAGTTCCAGAAAAAGCAGTTTCTTCATTTACAGTTGAAATATCTTTAAATGATTGCAAAGCTGAAACATTAGAACTTATTATTGCTGGATTTGAAGATTCATTTCCTAATTTATCTACTGCTTTTATATATAAATTATAAGGTGGTTTTATTGCATTGATTGTGACACTATTAGATTTTCTTCTTGGAACTTGAACTAGATTAGTTGTGTTAAACCAAGCTGTTGACCCTGTTCCCATAGAATATCTTATTTCATAAAACTCAATATCTAAATCATTTACAGGAGTCCATGATAATTGCATTTGATTTGAACCAACCATTGAAATATTAAAATCAGAAACATCTGAGGGAGTATCTGTTGCACCAACAACAAATCTAGTAGCAGATACAAAAGTTGATCTAACATTTAAAGAATTTTTTGCTCTTACTCTTACTTGATATGTTGCACCATCAATAGCATTTAACAATTGATAATCTTTTGTTTTGCCCTCTCCAACTAAAACAAAATCTTTAGTTACTGCGTTTCCATCTTTGTCTAATGTTTGTTTTACTTGTACTTCATATCCCTCAACAAATCTGTCAGGAGATGCACCCACAGTTATTAATAATCTTGTCAGCACAGTTCCATCTGAATATTCAATAAGATCATCGTCTAAAGTAAGACTTGATGGTGGAGAAATAGAAAAAGGATTAGGTAAATTTGTTGTTGGAATTGATGGTTGAACTGTTTTTGAAGCCCATGAATATATATTATCTTGGTGTTCAATTAGTGCTAATCCCATAGTGAAATCTTGATTAAATGTTGCACCCAAAACTCTAAATGCTTTTGCAGAAAATCCTAAAGTGCTATGAGTTATATTTACAATATCTCCAATTGCTAAATCATAAGCTTTAGCACTTGCATTTAAAGTTAATTTTTTAGCCTGTCTTGATCTTCTTAATATAATTTCTGCCATTTCTTCTGCTTGATATGGAGAAGTTAAAGTTTTAAAATCAAATCTTCCCTCTAGTAAAAAACCTCCATCTTCAGTTTTCATTGTTGCGTGTTTATCGGAATTAGCATATCCACTATCATCAATTGCTGGATATTGAACTTGGTCAACTTGAAAATTACGATCAGGATTTACAAAACTTGCAATAACTCTATTATATTTGTTATTTTTATTTTCACTCTCTAATTTTATTCCACCAAATATATCATCTTCTGTTAATGATATTGAAGCTGTTCCTGTTGTTTCAATAATTAATTTATATTTTCCAGCAGTATAAGGTAAAAATCCTCTACATCCTTGTATTAATTCTCTAATATTATCTATTACCTTTTTTGATGTATCAAGAACTGCGTTTGTATCAAATATATTTATATCACTTGCTCCTGAATATGGTGTTACTTGAGTAATACAAACTTGAGATGCGTCTCTAAAACTTTGTAAATCAATATCGGCTGTTGCTATACCTTTTCCATATCTTTCATTTCTTAAATAATCTAAAATGCAAAATGCTGGATTAGTTGAATATGTAGGAGAAGATTCATTTAAACTTGCATCCAAAGTAACTATTTTTTTTCCTTGTATTTTTGCTTGTATTTTAGGTATGCTTGAAAACGCATCTTGATTCCAAGTAAATCTTAAAGCTAAATAAGATAATCCTGATAATTTATGATTTGATGTCCAGCTTGATAATGTTGATAATAAACTTGATGCAGATTGTCCATCTGTTCCAAAATGAGGTTCAATTGTTATTAATGATTCTGCACTAGAATCTTCATCGTTTGGGTCTGCCTTAAAAAAATTTGCATCATTTGAAGCAACTGTCCTTTGAGTGTTGTCTGTCAAAGAGCCTGAAAATGTTACTGCTTTATCATCAATTCTTATTTCATTAATTGCATTTATTTCTCCCTCTGACATAACTAAAGCAACATATAAATATCTGTTATCTGTTCCTGAAGTTTCTATAAAAACTCTTGTTCCTCCAACTAATCTTTCGCCATAAACTATTGGAATTGATGCGTCATTGGATTGTTTATTAACTAATATACCTTTTTCAAATTGGTCAAAATCATCATCGCCAAAATCAGGTACTTCAGGTATATCAATTAACCAACCGATAACCTTTTCAACAATGTCCATCACAAAGTCTACTGCATCATCAATTAAATCAAGAGGATTTGGACACATAATTATAACCTTTTTGTAAATACATTTCCTATTGTTTCAAACTTCATAAAATTATAAAGTTTTTCCACTTTAGCTGATTTTATTCCTACACTAGAACCTGGTCTAAATTCTTTACAACCTTTTTCTCTAGCCCAATCTGTTGAAGCATTAATAAGTTTAATAGGAACTCTAATACTTTTTCTTTTTTCAGGAGTAACATATAACAATAAATCAAAACAAAATAAATCATCTCCAAAAAAATATTTACTTAAATGAACAATCATCATTCCAATTACTAAATCATTTTCTACTGCAACAAACCCCATAGCTTTTTCAGGTTTATCAATTAAAACATCTGCAAATCTTTTTAATTTTTCTCTGCTATAAGATAGTTTTTGATAAGCACCCTCTTTGTGCATCTTATCTCCAAGTTCTATCATTTGTGGAAAGTCTTTTCTTTGCCATTGTCTTATTTCCATTATTCTCTACCCCATTTTATATCTTGAACAGTTAAAGCTGAAAATTCCATACCTTTATCTGTTGAAAAAAATTTTTGTTGTGAATTAGGATTTGTTTTTCTACCAGACTTTTTATCAAAATCAGCCCAATGAGAAACAATTGTGTAAATAACATCTGTTTCTTTGTCTGATTCAGTAATCTCGTATTTATCTATTTGACCATCGTATAATAAAAAAGGGTCTGCAATTAAAGAATTGTCATCATTTAACATTCCTCTAAATATTTTAACAGAGTCATTAATAACATTTTCAGCCAATGTTATAGAAATAAATGCTTGATTTACTCCTGATATTCCTATCCTAAGTGATGATTTTGTTATTCCTACTTCTTCTGTAAATTGTGATACATTCTGTAAAAAAGCAGTTGGACTATATGTTGTGGAACTTCCTGATATTGAACTTGTTAATTCAAAAGAACAATCTGTTATATTTTGAGGAGTTGAAAAACCAAATGTTATTAAGTGAATTGGTCTTAATATATTAGTCGCTAGTTGGTTTTTTAGTGCTGTCGTTAAGGCTCTCGTCATATTTTTCGTAAGTTGTCCTATTTATTTTTTCACTTCCTTTTATCATAACATAATTGAAAGTTCTATCAGGTGTTTTATATTGTTTTAAATCACTTTTAACAATGTCGATTTCGGATTCTTCAACTAATTTTTCTACTATAAAATCAGCATTTATCCAATGCTTAATAAGATATTTAGCCATTAAAGTGCTTCTTCAACATCTAATTCAAATTTATATAAAATATTTCCATCTTTATCTACACCTACTTGTCCAAACTCTTGCATATCGTTTAACAAATATACTGTAAAAGGTACATTATTATAAGTTATTGCTTCGTTATTTGCTAAAGCACTTCTTAAAGGTGGCTCAATAGTTATTGTGCTTTCATTAGATGAACTTGTTACATCTGAAACAATCATATAAACTTTATCTTGACTAGCAAATTTAATTACATCTCCAGCTTTTAAAACACCTGAAGCATTAGCAGAGTGTCCATCAATGTCTATTGTTGTGTCTCCAGCTGTGTGAACTCCATTAACTAATAAAGTTCCTGTTTCTGTTCCTCGTGTAGATGAAATTTCAGGTGGAACAATTGTAAAGTTTTCTTTTCCTGATCTTTGTTTAATAATAAATGACATAAGTTCTCCATAAATATCTGATCTTTTTCCTGTTATAATATTTGCTGTAAAACCAAATTTTTGTCCATCTATTTGTCTTGATAATTTTTTTCCATTAATAGATTTAGATATTAAAGTTTTTTGTATAGTTTTTATTGAAGCTACTTGAAACTTAGAATTACTTATTGGAAATGCACCTGACATTAAATTAAAGCCTCCCTACCTCTTTCATTAACTGATTCATTTATTATTCTTGATATAGTTCCTCTCCGTGCTATTAATAATTCATCAAAACCTCTTGCATCAACTGTTGTAATATTAAAATTAACTGTAGTAGCACCACCTGAACCTGTTCCTCTAGCTGATTGTGTTATTTGACCTGTACTGTTAGGAACAAACAATTCTGCACCTTTTTCTCCAACTACAATCGGCTGTCCTTTTGAAACTGCACCACCTTTGTGCATAAAAGGTATTCCACCTCCACCACCACCCATAGCCAATAAAACTGCTTGAAGTGCAATTTGTCTTTTTAATGATGATTCTTGTCTATGCATTAAAGTTAATTCATTTGATCTTTTTTTAAAGAATTTGTTTAAAAATAATTCTTCAATTGTTAATAAAGCTATTCTTTCAATTGTTTTAGCAATTATTTCAACTAATAAATTCTGTGCAAATTGTTTAAATGTTTCATTCATGCTTTTTCCTAAAATTAATGATTGTGCTAATCCTCTTGCCATTGAACTAACTCCATTATTAATATTATCAAATATTTCCTGACTTAAAGAAAATTCCTCATTTTGTTTTTGTAATTTCTCAAGCACTTCCATTCTTAAAGAATTTTCTGTTTCTACATTTTTTTTATGTTTCAAATGTGCTTCGTGTATATTTTGAAAAACAGCAGATAATTTTTTATTTATTTCTAAAGCTTTTTTTTCA